GGTTCAGCCAGAAAGCAGTGTTTGTCTTTACTGGACCTGAAAAAGTTGTACGAGCCATTTAGTTCTCCTGTCGTGGCTAGTGTCAGCCGCACCATGCGGCTGTCAGGGATAACGTATTGTACAACAAAAAAGGGCGGCTGAATAGCCGCCCCTTTCCGTATAATTGTTCGCTTATGCGCCCGGTGAACCGAACACAGCGCGTGGGTCGCTGTAGCCGAAGCTGTAACGCTCACGAGCCTTAAACCGCATGTTGCCTGAATCGAAATCAGCCTCCATGTTGGTTGAAAGCGGAGTACGCTCAAAGTGCTTGAAGCCGTTTGGAGCGTCTGTCTTGATGAAGAACGCATCAGGGTCTGTCAGGAAGTGGTTAATTGTATAACCCTCTGGCAGCATACCCATGTTGCGGATTGCGTTCACATCGTTGTCGGCTGTGCCAACGCGGAGTGTGGACTCAAGAAGACGATCAGCAACAAACTGAAGCTGTGGTGGAACGATCAGTTTCATGCCACGAAGAGCAATGATCATGTTCCGCTCATCAACGAATGTTGAGATGTCAATCAAGGCATTCTCAAGTGATGTTTCGTTGAGATCAGCAGCAGTTGATGGCTCGTTGCGGAATGTACCGCCGCCAGCCAGTGGGTGATCAGTTGCACAAAGCTCTTTGCCGTCACCGCCAGCGAATGCTGAGTTGAAGGCGTTGTTAAGAGTTGCGGCAGCTTTAACCTGCTTGGTGTGAGCCATTGAACGTGCGAGTGCGCGTGTGTAACGTGCGCCCAGACGGTCATACAGGTTGTCTTCCATTGCTTCTTCAGTCAGCGCAAACGCAAGAGCAATTGTCTCATGCGTGTAACGTGCTGTGTAAGCCTCTGAGGCGTTGTCGAAATTGACTCCAGCGCCTTCAGCTTTGGTTTGTGCATTTCCAAAACCGACGAGCATTACCTCTTCTTCAAATGCACGATCTGAAGATTCGGTGTCGTAGATTTCGGCATGCTCGGCTTCGTAACGATCATATTCAATTCCGAATAGAGCGTTAAGGCCGGGTTCTAGCTCTTTCGCTAGTTGTGCGCGAGAAATAGCCATTAGTCAGCCTCCTTATGCCAAGCCAAGTGTGCCACCTGAGAACAGGTGATTGTTGATCATGACGATGACATTTGTGTTGGCCGATGCTACATCGCTGTTCTCTGGATCTGTGGAGATATCAATCGCCTTCAGAGGAAGAGTTGCGGTTGTCGCACCAGTAGACACAGCAAGCTCCATGCGTGAAATGCCAGAAGCATTGTCACCAACAGGGCTTTGGTCAACGATATCGAAGTTGCCGAAGAGATCAGCTACAGGCATTGCTGCATCTGCTTGAATCTCGAAAACGGCGTGTGGAGCGTCAATCACAGAAGCTTCAGCGTCTGAAGCAACAGTTCCTGCTGTCCACTTGTTTGACCAGCGTGGCTTGCCATCTGAGTCAGTGTAAGAAACTCCGTTGAAAACACCGAGAATCAGACCAGAGCCGCCAGCAGCAACACGTTCAATTCCACCACCAGTAACAGCGGCCACAAGGTCGCCTTGGTAAATGGTTGTGTTGTAGCCAGATGCAATCCGGTACTTATTCTGCATGTTTTGCAGATCGGAGCCGTTGCCTGAGCGTGAAAGCCGCAGGCCAAAAGAAGCGTCTTTATTCGCCATCTTTCTTTCTCCTAGTTGTCAGCTACCCCTTTGGGTCCACCGAAGGACACAGAGGAGCTACGTTGTGGTTTAAGCTTTGGCATCGCGGCATTGGATTCTCTCATCCAGTCACGATCCACAGCTTCCATTTGGTTTTGGGTAGTATTCTGATAATGAGCATTACGCTGGTTCGCAATTTCTTCTGGTATTCTGGCCAAGACCAAACCACCAACGCCAATTACGCCTGCGTTTTTGCCCTCATCAACGACAGGGGCATCAAAATCAGGATAGTCTTCTGCTTTGACAAGCTCCCATCCTTCACGGCGGCGTTTGTGAACATTGTTACGATCATCGTATTCCATAACAGATTCACGAATCCACCGATGCTTATAACCAATAGGTGCTTCTGGTGCCTCAAGGGCTGAAGGCGGTCTCCAATCGGCAACTCTCGCTTGTTTGTCACGGGTCTGCGAATCCCGGCTTGTGCGATCAGACATTACGCTTGCTTCCTTTCCAGTTTAGCGACCTCTTGGGCATAACGCTCTAGAGGGATTTTCATTTTCTTGGCAAAAGCCACTTGTCCCGGTGTTAATTCCACCGTCTTTTTCCGCCCACTTTTGGTAGCTGACCGTCCATTTGACGCAGGAGTAACGGCTTGGGCGCTTTGCCGCTTGTCCTGAAACTTGTGAGGAAACTCTCTCCGCATGCGGCGATCAATTTCCTGATAATATTCATCGCTATTCGGGTCAAAGCCCTCATTAGCAACAATTTGTTCGTGTATGGCTTGTGCGCTAACGGTCATAACACGATCACCGCCATCACCAAACCAAGGGTTCTTTTCCATCCAGCTAGTTAGCTTTCGGTCAAGCTGGCGCGGCTGCTGAGGTGCCTGCTGACGAGGTTGCGCGGCTTGTTGAGCCTCTACCGCAACTTGACGCTCAGACCGGGCTTTTTGAATGCGTAAACGCTCTTCTTCAATTGCAAGCTTTGCAATTATTTTTTGAGCCTCTGCAACTTTGCCCATGTCGCCATTGTCGTAGGCTTCCTGCAACATTTTTTGTGCAGCATGACCTTGGCTTTCAATACGAGAGCCATACTCATTAATGTAGCCCTTGTCCAAATCGGAGAGCTTTCTCTTCATCTCTTCGTTTTGTTGCTGGACTTGCTGGGCATATTGGTAAGCTGCCTCTGCTTCTTCGATGGCCTGCTTACGCTTTGCTGTTAGCTGATTAATGCGCTTTTTGACATTATCGCTGTAGTTTTCCAAATCGTCATCATTTGCGCCGTCTTCAGAATCCCGTACAATTGTTCGTGTTTCTTCTTTTTCAGAAGATTCTGTATCAACAACGGTCGCTTGATTGTCGTCATCGAAATCAAACGATACGGTTTCCTGATCTTCAGGAATATTTTCTTGAATTTCATTCATGTTCATGTCTCCCACTATACATAAGAAATATCGGCTGGGTCAAGTATTGTAGCGATAATATTGTCATCATTGATAAGTCTTACCTCAAGACCGTCAACTTTGAACCGGTTTCCCGCATATCTTCCCATCAATACCCAAGACTTCTCATTACACCAAGCTCCAGAAGGAAACTTGTTTGCGTCTCGATATGCGTCAGGGCCTACTTTTACGACATAAGCCGCAACAGTAGCAAAGCTCTCACGCTCTCTAACTGAGTCAGGAATAATGATTCCCCCAGCAGACTTCTTCTTCATGTAATAAGGAATTACAAGCAAACGGTAGCCCACAGGCTGTGGCAACCGGTCAATTGCGGAAAGATCCATCTGAGATGGGTCTTCTGTATTCTTTTCGTTTGGGTCTATCTGAGTATCAAAACCCTTTGATATTGCCGCTGGAACCGGACTGGATTCAGCGCTTTTTGCCATCCTCTCAGGGACGAATAGTTTTTTAGCCATCTTCTAGCTCTATGCCTTTCATCGCGGATTTCACCAAATCTTCAGAGTAGGTCAATCCGCGTATTTGCCCCACTATGAACCGGTAGTCGTTCCAATCGCCCACCGAACCGTCCGCCAGCCTTTGGCTTAAATCAGCCTTATACTGGCGTATGTCTTTCAACATATACTCCGCTAATTGTATAGCGTCCATTATTTACCCTTCATGTATTTTGAAACCGCTCTATTTCCAAACCAGAAAGATAAAACAGCCGCAAAAAGCCCTTGTACTTCTGGAGACCACATCAATTCAACTGCGTCTTTCCAGTCCCCACCAGTCTCCAATACCTTTACCATAATAACAATTTCTGTCGCAACAAAGAGGCAAAAAAATGCGTATGTTATGACAGGACGTACAGAACCACGCAAAGCATTAACAAAGCCTCCCGCATCAATGGATCTGTCATGCTCATAAATTCCTTTGCTTTCCTGTATATCGGCTTCTTTGTCCAGCTCCTGCAACTTTAGCTGCGAGCGCTTCTCCATAAGCTCGGCTTCCATTTTCATGGTTTCAAGCTTTTGCTTATGCTCTTGACCAGCCTTGAAAAAGTTCAAGACCTCTGGCAAAAAGCTTGTGCCAAAACCTAACAGGCTTCCAAGTAAACTCATCATGTTGAAAGTCTCCCTTTTGGTAAAGGGTCACAGCGCCACCATATTGGCTTGTAACCCTTCATGTGGATATGAACCGCTCTTCCCATTTCTAACGCCCTAGCTTCGCAACGCTCATAGGTTACATAAGGCCCTCTTTGATCCTCTAGCAACCAGCACTCGTCAGGGCTAAAAACCATACAAGCCAAAACAAGTGCCTTAAACATTTTAACCCTTGCCTCTGTTCTTCTCGGCTTGATCCTTATTTGTTCTGTTGTGCATGTCCCACATAATCATTTTTTACTCATCCATGCTGTGGCACCCATATAAGCGCCAACCACGCCAGCTTGCGCTATGTAAAACAAACCAAGCAAATCAGCCAAGGCTTTAACTCGGCTGTCTGAAACAACAGGCAAAAATAAAAAAACACTAAACGCAATCATGCTAACCATAGCAATCCACGCCATACGCTTTTGAGCTTCGCTTTTTTCTTCACGAAGCTCCATTTCAACCATTTCTTTTTCTCTTGCAATCTCTTCGTCAGACACTATGCCATCACCATCTAGGTCATGCCTCTCGTATCTGCTACCAGATTCCAAAGTCTTTTTTGATGGCGTCATCAATTTTCTCTCTAACGGATCTTACAAGATCTGTTGCGGATGACAGCACCCATTCCACGAGGGACAACACCGCCGTTACGCATTTTAAAACCATATTGACCAGTTTTGTGATCATATGTGTATCCTTTCTTTCCTGCTTTCACAGCTTCTTTTAAAGCCGCGAGTTGCTCATCAGTTAAACCAGCCATAACGTCCTTTAAGGGAGGAGTGCCTTTTTTATCTGACATCAAAAAACTCCTGTAAACCGCTGCGGCCTAGCAATACTAGAAAAACGGCTAATGTTACCGCCTTTAGCCAAAGTAGCTACTTTAGCTACTTTAGCTACTTTTTTTGGCTTTCTTTTTAAAGAAGCCTTTTGAAGCGGCTGGCTTTGCTTTGATCGGGCCGCTGTCGATGACGACAGGTTGCTCAACGACCTTTGCCTCGACTGGCTTTGGCGCGGGGACAACTGGGGCCTCTTGCTTGTTACGGGCATTTCTACGCTCCACTTTTTTAGCCTTTTCTACCTCGGCTACTTTTCGGTTAATTGAACTGGCGCTCATTGCATTTTACTCCGTAGGTTTGCCGCAGCGATCTCACGCTGGGTCTGAATACGTTCCTCGGCGACACGAACCTTGTCCGAGTTTGCCTCTTCTTGAAGGTCAATACGCTGCTGATTCAAGAGAATATCATTACGCTCCTTCTCTCGCTCCAACTGCTGCTTTTCTTCAAACTGCCGAGCCTTTTCTTGGATCTCGGCACCTCGCAAAGATAGCTCCTGCTGTCTGATTGCTACCAACGGATCAGATTGGTCAGCAGGAGCAACTGCTTGTGCATACTGTTCAGTGAGTTCGCCAGCAATCTCTGCCGCTCTATTTTGAATCTCATTCTGAACCTGCTGCATCATCTGTGGATTCTGTTGCATCATCATTTGCGCTTCAGGCGTTAGCTCTGACGTAATTTCTTGCTGCGCCTGCAATTCTGACATCATCGCAATATGCTCTGAAATGTGTCCTTGAATTGTCATGATGATATTGGCATTTGCTTGCGCCACAGGTGTAGACAACATAGCCAAGTGAGCCTCA